ATAGTAACTACATCGTAGCTGAGGCCAACAGGATTTCAGCTGAAACCGAAGCAACAAAGAATCTTTTAAGAAAAGCAAACGAAGAAGCAGACATCGATGCACAGACGAACGCACAACAAAAACTAGCAGCTCTTGCTGTTGAAGCTCAACGTGTACAAGCTTTAAACCAAGAGCGCACTGCAAAAGCAGCGCAAGCAGAACAGGTAACACAGGATATTCCAAGTGAGCCACAGCCACAGCCACAAGAGTATTCTGAACCAGATCCTAAAGCTCAAGCATGGGCAGAAGAGAATCCTTGGTTCGGAAACGACAAAGCTATGACTATGACCTCCTTTGCTTTTCATGAAGATTTATTGTCAGAAGGGTTTGACCCAGCGAGCGATGAATACTATGATGAGATAAATAACAGGATTCGAAACGAGTTTCCTCATAAATTTAATGAAGAAACTCAGACGAGCCAACCCGCTCAGACGGTAGCACCAGCAAAGCGAAGTGCAAAACCAGGGCGCAAAACTGTGAGACTCACACCCTCACAGGTTGCAATAGCAAATAAATTGGGTGTGCCTTTAGAAGAGTACGCGAAATATGTTGAATAACGTGGAGCAACGTAAATGACTGAGAATCGTCAACCACGCGAAGCCCAGACTCGCGAAAAGCAAGTAGCGAGAAAACCATGGGCTCCCCCATCTGCTTTGGACGCACCTACACCTCCCGAAGGTTATGTTCATCGTTGGGTGAGATTAGAAATCAGAGGACAAGATGATCGTAAGAATGTCATGTCTAAGATGAGGGAAGGATGGGAACCTGTGAGAGCAGATGAATATCCTGACTTTGAATCTCCGACAATCGATGATGGTAAGTTTGAGGGTGTTATAGGCGTTGGTGGTTTAATACTATGTAGGATTCCTATTGAAACTGTACAGGAAAGATCTGAATACTTTGCAAATAAAACGCAAAGCCAGATGGATGCTGTAGATAACGATATGATGAAAGATGGTACGCACCCCAGCATGTCCATAAACAGACCAGAGAGGCAGTCGCGCGTAACAATTGGTGGAACTCAAGGTTCAGGTAACTAAGAGTTCTTTATATTAATTCTTGTAAATTAGAGAAAAGAATATGGCAAATGTAGATAAAGCCTTTGGTCTAAGACCATACAAAGGACTAAATGTCGGTTCAGCCGTTCAAGAAGCTAATAAATATAACATTAATCCATCAGGATACGGTACAAGCATCTTCCAAGGTGACTTAACTATATTCAACGGAGGATACATCGAAAGATCAGCAGCTAGTTCTGCTAATAACGTAGGTGTTTTATCTCATGTTTTTTATACAGCTACTGACGGAACTCCCACTTTTAAGAATTACTATCCAGCATCTACAACGGCACTTGGTAGCGGAGACATAGAAGCTTACATCTATGACGATCCTAATCAATTGTTTGTTGTTCAAGCGGATGGTGCTTCTACTATCGCAGCTGTTGGCAGAAATGCTGACACTGATGGTATTGGTGGTAGTACAACAACTGGCGTAGCTACTCGCGAGCTCGACTCTAGTACACTAGCAACAACCCAAGGCCTTCAGCTTAAGGTTGTGGGCGTAGTTCAAGACGATAAAAACGGAGACCTTTCAAGCAATAATGCGAACCTAGTTGTTCTCATTAATGAACATGCTTACAGAGGTCCTGTAGCTGGAACATAAGGAGTAAATTAAATGGCAATTTCTAGAGGACAATTAGTCAAAGAGTTACTTCCAGGCTTAAACGCATTATTCGGTCTTGAGTACGACAGATATGAAAACGAACATGAAGAAATTTTTGACGTTGAAAACTCTGATCGTGCTTTTGAGGAAGAAGTAATGTTGACAGGCTTTGACCAGGCACCCGTTAAATCAGAAGGAGCTGGCGTAGCGTTTGATTCAGCCCAAGAGGCGTTCACGTCACGTTATACCCACGAAACCATAGCTTTAGCGTTTAGCATCACAGAAGAAGCGGTAGAGGATAACCTATACGACAGATTGTCGGCTAGGTACACTCGTGCGCTTGCAAGAAGTATGTCAAACACTAAGCAAGTCAAGGCGGCAGCTGTATTGAATAATGCTTTCAATTCAAGTTTCCCTGGCGGCGATGGAAAAGAACTTTGCGCAACAGATCACCCAACTGTGGGCGGTCCTAATTTGAGCAATGAGCTTTCAACATCTGCTGACCTAAGTGAAACTTCACTTGAGCAAGCATTGATTGATATTGCAGCCTTCACTGACGAACGTGGTTTGAAAGTAGCTCTTCAAGGAACTAAGTTAATTATTCCTAAAGAACTACAATTCGTAGCTGATAGAATATTGGAAACTCCAGGCAGAGTTGCCACGTCTGATAATGATATTAACGCCATGAGAAACATGGGTATGATCCCTGAGGGATATACAGTTAATCACTATCTGACTGACACTGATGCTTTTTTCATTAAGACTGATGCACCGAACGGTTTCAAAATGTTTAATCGTTCACCAATCAGAACTTCAATGGAAGCGGATTTCGATACGGGTAATGTTAGGTACAAAGCTAGAGAAAGATACAGCTTTGGATTCTCGGATCCACGTTGCGTCTTTGGTAGCCCAGGAGCATAACACTCGATTAGTTTAATGGAACCCAGCTGGGGGTTTCTTACTCAACCCAGCAACCTTATCTTTTCTACACATTTCTATTTTTTTCTGATACGATAATCTCATACCGAGATAATTTGTTATACCAACTGACTCGGCAGACTCACTCCAAGATGGTGTAACACATTTAGTTAGGAGAAAAATATGGCTAAATCAACATTTTCAGGACCAGTCAAATCTTTGGCTGGATTTATATCAGCAGGTAGTTCAGCTTTTGTTAGCTTAACAGCCGATACTTCACTTACAGTAGCAGCACACGCAGGTAAGATACTTACTTGCAATGATGCAGATGGTAAATTTACTTTACCTTCAATCGTAGCTACCACTCCAAGTGACTCTACTGATCCAAACCAACTTAATAACATAGGTGCAAGTTTTTTCTTTGTAGTAGAAACAGCGGCTACCGATATGGATATTAAAACAGATGGAACAGATAAGTTTGTTGGAGGCCTTTATACAGGTGTTAACAATGCCACAGGTAAAACTTTCATATCTGGCGCGTCTAATGACGTAATCACTATGAATGGATCAACTAAAGGTGGACTCGCTGGTAGTATCGTAAAAGTTACTGCAATGGCTTCTGCAAAATATGCAGTTGAAGGTATTATCTTAGGTTCAGGAACTTTAGTAACACCATTTGCTGACGCTTAATAGGAGACTAATATGAGTTCAGATGTAAAAGCATCCGTTCCTTTAACTAGCTCAGGGAGGCTTCAAGGTTTTATTGGAGCATCGGGAGCTGGAACTGCTACTAATTTAGGCTCACTAAGGATACAGTCTGTACAAGCTCAATCTAGCGATGCTGACGCACAGATCATCATATATGATGGTTCTAGCGCAAGTGGCACTAGAATAATAGCTCAGTTTAAGTTTGGTTCTGCAGCGAACGAATCTTTCGATCACTACATACCAGGCATGGGCTGTCGTTTTACAGAAGGAGCTTATGTAGCTTTGACTAACTGCGACTTTTTCGTTGCATATTACAATTAAGGATTAGATATGTTTAAAAAGACTAAAGGTTACGCTCAAGGCGGTAAAATGAAGTCCAAAGGTATGAAAACTGGCGGTATGACCACCAAAGGTTATAAAAAAGGTGGCATGACTACCAAAGGCTATAAAAAAGGCGGTGTAACCACCAAAGGTTATAGAATGGGCGGTGTAATCGCTATGAATACCAAAGGTAATAAAAAAGGCGGGAAAAAAGGCGGAAAGCCCTAAGTGGCCTATTTACATAGCAACATACCCCACTTTAAGTGTTGGGTAAGGAAAGAGTACACCCACAACCACGAACGGTTTCATGGCGAGTTTTTACACGCCATGGCCGTGGGTGTCACTACAATGCCTTGTAGATGTCTTAGTTTTCAAATTATTTTTACAGGTGTTCCTTCCGAAGAACAGGAAGAACAAGGAATGGAAAACGTGTACGGTGGTGCGATGTGGGCAAGAATGCCTATTACTGCATTAGTAGGAGATACACCGTTTACTGAATGGCCAGAACCTATGGCTGTACATGATGCTCAGCCTTGGGACTGTTCTTCTCACAATCATGCAGTTTACGTTATAGATAGGGCAACACCATGTCCTTGGTTAGCTAAAATAGGTGGCGAAATGTACCCAGCTAAATATTTGTTTACAGTAGATTACGC